ACTTTTATATATGCACAATTATAATTTCCATTTTTTTTTATAATCTTCCATAGATTTACCAAATGTGTTTTATCTTTGAATGTATCCATTGTTATACTGCATCCGTGTTCGATTTTATTCTCTACAATTGATATTGTCTCTATAATTCTACAATCTTGCCCATATTTTTTCATAATTGTTAAAATTTCATCACAATTTCGTTGATTAGGATTTGATACACTTATTTCTGTGCTCATTTATATTTTATATCGAATTAATGAATAATAACAATTATATTTATAAGTTTAAATAGTTTATAAATGATATAAAATGAATAATAATTTATTATTATTATTCATAACACATAACGATTCATTATTATGTTTTCGACAGACAACACATTACCATTAAATCCGACAAGGATGGATATAGATAATTATATAAAAAATTACGGTAACTCAGAAGAAATGAAACGTATTATTCGAGAGATTTTAGCAAAGGAATCTGTGGGTCGTCTTTTACATCCGTCAGAAGATTATATACTCAGTAAATTGTAAAAGCAAATCAATGCGCCTGATACTCCGGATAATTATTAACAATCATATTTCTTTTTACTTGAAATTTCTTCGCAATACTACATTAATTAACTCAACTACTCTAGAATTACTAATCTCAAACCCTCTTTCTTGTAAGGTGTTTCCAGTACAATACATTTTATGCCCATCTTCATCCTGTTCAATATCATAACGAGCAAATATTTTCCATACAGCTCGATTCGCGGCTAGATCAATATAACATAGACGCGCAACTCCATTTTCTTCAAGAATATTAAAAAGTAAAAATATCATCTTATTTAATTCGTGTTCATTATATGTTTCGATATTTATAATAATATGACTTAAAAAATCGCGATATACTTGATGAACGCCACCACCAGGTCCATGGTTTGAACACGTATATGTGTTATTAAGAGCATTATGCATAGGATGCCATAATTCTATATGTTTGGGCATAAATATATTTTCGCAAGTGATCCAGAAATTACTATAATATTCTCCACCGCGTAATAAACTGCCTAATAAACTATCATATTTATCAAAATAGTATTTTAAAAATTTATTTATTAGTGGAGGGTTGTTGAGAAGATAATCATTTATTTTATGAACAGGGTTAACGCCACTCATACCAATAATATATATCTACTTATATAAATAATTCTCACAATCATAATACGAAACAATAATAAAAATAAATATATGTGATAATCATAATAACCTATCGTTTCGACAAATATGGAAGCGCAATCAAATACTAATAATAAAATACCTGTAACAAAAATTAATGTTTCTCTCGAAGATACGATAGATATTCTCTCGAAACTATGGAAAACATCTGCAGATATTCCAGGAAATGAACATATTCTCGAGAGAATCCATTATTATATTAAAGATCAGCTACCAATAATGATAAAAAACTATACATCAGCACATATGGAGAGAGAGTCACGTAAGAAATCTCTCGAACTCATATCCGAAGAGTTTATAGAAACATTTTTAAATCGTAATAAATATTACTATTCTCATCATTCTGAACTATACTTCACATATAACCAAGTTAGATATTCGATTATAAACGAGGATGAAATACATCATAGAATATTAACAGATATAACAAACCAGAGTATGAAATCTCTCGGAGATGTAACGACAAATATATCTACGTGGAAATATAAAATAAAAAACAGAATCATAAAAAATATACAAGATCGGGATATTTTGAAATCTATTCCCGAATCGAATACGATACAATATGTGATTGGACAAATATATCCTAAACTATTTAGAACACGTGATCACGCTAAATATTTTCTAACGTTACTTGGCGATGTTTTATTGAGAAAATCGGCACCTCTCATCTATTTTATTCCGGCGATTGCGAAAGAGCTAATAAAAGATTTGTCTGCAGAATGCGGAAGTTTATTCGGGAGTAATGCATTTAATGGTGCATTTAAGTTCAAATATTACGAACATAACTATACGGATTGTCGTGTTGTTAATTTTCAGATGGCGAATATGAAAGCGCATAATTCAGCAACATCATCAGATGTGATACGTAGTTCGGATTTACAGTTATCAATCATTGATTTATTCTGCGTTGCGTCACATTATTCTCAGAGATACGGAAATGCAGATGAATTTTTAATGCGCCAATGTAAAACATACGAAGTTCGAGATAACGCGTGGTTTTTTAAGACACGTAATGAGAATCAAATCATTGATGAATTTATGAAATTCGCAACAGAACCGTCATCATCCGCTGACTGCGGTATAACTTGGAATAATATGCTTTATTTATGGAAAATGTATTTGAGTGAATTTCAGATACCGAATATGATTTTTAATGCAGTATTAAAAGTTAGGATAACAGAATATCTGTATGGTACTAGTATCGGCGGAAGCCACAATGAAGAAGATACTGATCATCATAATACGCTCCAAATACCACCCACCGATATATTCACAAATATAACCAGCCGTCATCTACCAATAGTGAGTAAATTTATGAGTTTTTGGAATGAAAACTGTAGCGTAAATGACGATGAAATTGAAATGGAGATAGACGAGTTATCTACATTATTTAATGAATATCTCTCGACATCGACGTTGACTTCGTTCACCGAGAATACAAAAACCACTAGTAGCCAGAATTCATATCATAATATAAGTGATGCTGCGCTTCTTGGAATGATACGTCATTTTTACCCAGATGTAAATATAGAAGAAGACAAATATCTTATTAATGTTGGTTGTAAGATGTGGAGTAAAAAATACGAAATACGGTTATATTTGGACTTATTTAAGATGCAATGTATAACAAATAATATTTCGATACCACAGCCGTTATACAACGCATACGAGTATTATTGTAGCAAATGTTATGAATCGAAAGATCGTCGCGCAGTAAGCAAACGTTATTTTGAGAAGTTTTTGATTGATGAGTATTCTGATTATTTAGATGAAAATGGGTTGATAACAACATCATTATCTCTCGATAACACCGAATCAGTCGATGAATATAAAGAAGAATTTTTTTAATGTGTGTTATTATTATGAAGAGTACACAGGTATGCTGTGACTGATGAACCCAATTGTAAAATAATGTTATTATAACTCAGGAATGGTGGCGGTTGCGGCGGCGGCGGCGGCGTGTGCGCCCGCCCTGGGAACGTTTTGCATACAAATTCAAACTTGCAACAACCTTGGCTGCCTTTTTCGCTGCGCGGGTAGCAATACGGGCGGCGTGCGCTGCATTCGCTGCTGCACGGTTTGCTTCCGCAGCCGCTTGCGCAGCTATGTCTGCTTGATGATGTGCAAGTTCGGCTGAATTGTCCGAACGCACGAGCGGACCTATCCACGGTGATTGTGGAGTACTATCATTTTCACTATCACTCATTTATGATGTAGTAAGCAACGTGTATATAAACAGATGATATAATATTTATTGTGAATATTTACGCTGAATAATGATTTATTAGATACATAAATTATAATAAAAATTATACAATATGACATGCGAATCATCTATCATTTCAGGGTGAAACATAACGCCATATACACGTCCGCGTTCGAATTCAAAAGCACAAGCTCGACGTTTATTATCTCGAAACGTAAACCAAGCAATTTCTTTAATATTATTATTATGTGCACCGTTTTGAATAGGTAAATCGTGAAAGTGAAAGTGTGTGTCTTGTATTTTTTCACATCCTTCGAATAACATATGAGATTTTAAGTCGAATTCAGTAGAAAGTTTGCCCTTCAAATAAGTATCGTATTGAATAAGTGAACCGCCATAATATACCATTAAAAATTGGCAACCATGGCATATACCTAAAACAGGTAGATTCGGAAAGTGAAATAGATAATATAATTCTAACTCTAATTTTGGCTGGATTTTATCTAAAGAAATACGCATATTCCCGCTAGATCCTGGAATAATGATACCGGTGATATCGGTACGTTTCGTTATTACTGGATCACATTTTCTTATAGTCATAAATGGTATATTCGCACTGCGTAAATAAGAATATATTTTTTTTATGTTATCAATCGCATCTAAATGGACCTCATTCGTTACGATTAAAATCATTCAATAACTTGCAGAATCCAGTATCAATAACAGTATCAATAACAGTATCAATAATCTTTTTATATATAATTATAAAAGTTATATATAATAATAAATACATTCATAAATTTACCGTCTACGAGTATTCACAAGACGATGACGCTTTCCAGTCTTCTCGTTAATTTTGATCGCACCGAATTTTCCCTTACGGGCGGTGTAACCATACTTACGAAGCCGATTTTCTTTCTTAGCAGTCCTGTGCTTCTTTGCAGAAACAATACGTCCATTCTTATTGAATACTAAGTCTGCCTTGCAGAGACCACCTGGAGTTTTATAAGCAGTACCGTGCCAAACTTGAGCTCGGGATCCCTCTAACACCTCATATTTTTGTCCGTTCATATGGTAATAACCATCCTCGCTTTTATCACAACGCTTCACCATTTTCTAAAGTTGCTTTATACTACAACATTAGAAAAAATAAAATACACAGAAGAGAAGAACGATTCACAATTACCTTTTATTTACATTATTATGCCTAAATATAATTAAAACGCATTACGAATTGGTTCACCGTATCCATTAGGAGCGCCGTACCAACTTCCAAACGTATTTGTTTTATTGACTGAGTAAAAACTCTTACCACCTTTTAAAGCAGAACCAACCCGTATTCGTTGCGCAAAACGCATTTTTTTAGAAATATTGGTATCGTTTGTAGCCGTAGCCATCCCAGCGGTTGGATTTGTAAGAGTGGGACATTTCGTATAGGGTGTTCGGTCATTTAGGTTTAATACTATATCGCTACATATACCGGTATTGAGTCTATAACGTGGCGCGTGAGACATTTATAGAATGCGTAATATTAGTATACAATATATCCACAATAAAATTGAAAATGAATTAAACATTATGGTAATATAAACATAGATATCCTCGCAACGTAACCTTTTCGAATCTTTTAAAGTATAAAATGTCTGCTGCTGCTGTATCTGCAACAACTCCCGATATGAAAACACAAAAAAAGACAACAAAAGGATCCGCTGCTGAAGGAGGAGCATCTGCAGCGGGAAAAGAAAGCGACGAACTTAAAAAATACCAAAAAATGACGGATCGCGAACATATATTGAGAAAACCAGACACATACATCGGGTCAATCGAGAGTACTGATACGACTGAATACGTGATGGATGATACTATTGGTATTGAGAATGATGCCGCCGAATCTGTATCATCCGACTCTGCGCCAAATACACTTCTTCCTAAACTAAATCGCCGAGCGATAACATATATTCCTGGACTATACAAACTTTTCGACGAAGGAATGGTAAATATGCGAGACCACGTTGTTCGACAAGCTCAAGCCGTATCCGACGGAAAACCAAACGCGCTCCCAGTGACGTCTCTTGAAGTGGAGATTGATCCAAATGATGGAACAATCCACCTTACGAATGACGGTAACGGCATTGATGTCGCACAACATCCAGAACATAAATTATGGATTCCCGAAATGATTTTCGGACACCTTCGAACATCGACCAACTACGACGAGAACAAAAAGGAGAAAATCGTTGGCGGAAAAAATGGATTTGGTTTCAAGTTGGTGCTGATTTGGTCAACTTGGGGTAGAATTGAAACAGTTGATCACGTGCGAGGACTCAAATATGTGCAAGAATTCAGAAATAATTTGTCGGAGATTGATCCGCCGGTTGTTACGAAAACAAAAGTAAAACCATATACGCGCGTATCATTCCGCCCAGATTACGTGCGATTTGGTATCCCATCAAACAATTTGACTAAGGATATGCTAGCATTGTTCTTGAAACGAACATATGATATCGCAGCAGTCACAGACAAGAGTATCAAAGTGAAATACAACGGCACTCTCATCCCTGTGAAGCATTTTCAGCAATATGTCGACTTGTACATTGGTGGAAAGAGCGAGGCAAAACGCATATATGAAAACCCTGATCCGAGATGGGAGTATGTTGTATGTCTTACACAGACGGATGAATTCAGTCACGTGTCTTTTGTGAATGGTATATATACGCCAAGGGGTGGAAAACACGTTGAATACATCACAAACCAGATTGTACGAAAGTTAGCAGAACTGATCAAGAAAAAGAAGAAAGTCGACGTGAAACCGAATACAATCAAAGAGCAATTGATGATTTTCTTGCGCTGTGATATCGAGAATCCGTCATTTTCGAGTCAAACGAAAGACGAGTTAGGAACGGCTGTTGCGAACTTTGGATCTTCGTGTAAAGTAAGCGATGATTTTATCGAAAAACTATCGAAGATGGGAGTGATGGATGCAGCGTGCGCACTCACAGAGGTGAAAGATACAAAGGCTGCTAAGAAGACGGACGGTTCAAAGACACGTACAATTCGCGGAATTCCAAAGTTGATAGATGCAAATCACGCAGGAACACCCGACAAATCGGCTCTATGCACTATTATTCTATGTGAGGGTGATTCAGCCAAGGCGGGAATTGTATCTGGATTGAGTAAAGAGGATAGAAACTTCATAGGTGTTTATCCGATGAAAGGCAAACTGTTTAACGTTCACGGTGAAACGACAAAGCGAATTTCGGAGAATCGAGAGATTGCTGAGATCAAACAGATTTTGGGTCTTGAAACTGGAAAAACGTATACACCGGAAGATGTAGCAACGCGGCTGCGATATGGAAAGGTGTTATTTATGACGGATCAGGATTTGGATGGTGCACATATTCAAGGACTGGGAATTAATTTATTTCAGTCGGAATGGCCGTCACTTACGAAGATTCCTGGGTTTATCGGGTTTATGAATACGCCGATCTTGAAGGCGAGGCGTGGGCAACATGAACACGTATTTTATAACGACGGTGAATTTGAAGAATGGAAGAAACAGTTTCCAAACTCGATAGTTCCAGCTAGTTGGAATACGAAATATTATAAAGGTTTGGGAACAAGTACTGGAAAAGAGTTTAAGGTGTATTTTGAAAACAAGAAGATTGTGTCGTTTGTACATACCGGACAAGAATCAAATAATCAACTAGATATGGCGTTTAACAAAAAGCGCGCAGACGATAGAAAGAAATGGTTGTCTACATATTCGCGCGACGCGTATCTTGATACATCTAAGCCGGAAATCCCATACGAAGAATTTGTAGATCGTAGTCTTATTCACTTTTCAATTTACGACAATGCACGATCAATACCGAATTTGATGGATGGTCTTAAAATTTCTCTGCGTAAAATCTTGTATTCTGCTTTTAAAAAGGGTGGGCTGAAGACAGAAATCAAGGTAGCGCAGTTTAGTGGATATGTGTCTGAACATTCTGGATATCATCACGGCGAGGCGAGTTTGAATGCTGCTATTGTAGGATTAGCGCAGAATTTCGTGGGTAGTAACAACATCAATTTATTTGAGCCCAATGGTCAGTTCGGAAGTAGAGCTTGCGGTGGAGATGATTCTGCAAGCGAAAGATACATCTTCACGCAGTTGAATCGACTCACTCGTCTTATATATCGTCAAGAAGATGACGCAGTGTTATCGTATATTAATGACGATGGACAAATGGTGGAACCAATCTACTATGCGCCTGCGATTCCGATGATTCTTGTGAATGGAACAAAGGGTATTGGAACCGGATTTAGCACGGATGTTATGCCGCATAATCCTCTTCAAATCATTCAATATATTCGCGCGCTTCTTAATGAAACAAGTGTGAACGATCGTCCAGTGATCGAACCATATTTTAAGGGATTCAAAGGAACGATTAAAAATATTGGTGCTGGAACTAGCAGTGAATCGATTTCTCATCATCATCATTCTCCTCCAGCGAAATATATTATCAAAGGTGTATATGAGATCATCGCAGACCGTAAAGTTCGGATTACCGAATTACCGATAGGAACGTGGACAGATGATTATAAGCAGTTCTTGGAAAAGTTGATGGACGCAACACAGCCAACTGCTGCTGGTGGTGGTGGAAGTGCTACACCCCCTGTACTCAAAGAATATGTAGATATGTCTACTGATACAATCATCGATATAACTGTTACGTTTCATACGGCATATCCACACACACCGAAAGAGCTAGAAATGGCTATTATCGACGCAGAAGCAGGTACAAACAAACTCGAAAAACTACTAGGGTTATTCACAACGCAAAGCACAACGAATATGAATCTCTTCGACCCGCGTGAAAAACTACGAAAATACACGACAATCTATAATATCATCGATGATTATTTCGTTGAACGTTTAGAGTTATATTCTAAGCGAAAGATCGCAATGTTATCACATTTGGGTAACGAGCTTCGTATATTAACAAACCGAGCAAAGTATATTCAAGAAGTACTTGACGACAAGCTGGAATTGAGAAGACAAACAAAAGAAGCTGTATTTGAGAAGATGACTGCGCACGGATATGAACACATTCACGGGGATGAAGAGTATAAATACCTACTGAAGATGCCTATGGATAGCGTTACAGATGAGAACGTCAAGGACCTTCTGATTGAACGGGATAATAAGCGTAAACAGTATCAAGAATTGACTGATACAACGATTCAAAATTTGTGGCGTAGGGATTTAGATGAACTTGAGGATGAGTATCGTAAATGGGTAATGTTATCGGACGGTAGCGGCGGAAATGCAGCAGGAGGAGCAGGATCAGCGTCATCCGGAACCACGAAAAAGAAGATTGTGATGAAGAAGAAGGTATTGGAACAATAAATAGAGTAATAACGTGGTAACGAATAATAAATAAAATAATTTTTTTATTATTCAATCGATAAATAGAAAAGACGCGTAGCGTACTCCTAAAACTACTACCAATACATTCAAGATAGTTTAGCCAACAATGAAGAACGGAATAACGTGAAGAACGGAAGAACGGAAGAACGGACGAACGTGAAGAAAATGAAATTAAAACCAAGGCTTTAACTCAAGAGTTTTATGCTTGTAATCAGAAAAGTTTGGACGAGACATTGGCGTATACATATTACTAACATCACGCTTATACTGAACATATCCTTCGGCTTCCCCGTGTATACGCGGAATGCAGTATTCATAAACAAGATTATTGAGCTCGATAATTTGCCCCCGAATATCTGTAGGAGCATTCGTAGAATTTTGGAGATATATAGTCCGCATTATGATACGTAATGTATCGCAATCCTGTTCACCAATAACGTATTTACCATTGGATCGATTGTACACACCAGCGCGTATTCCATTTTGAATGATTTGCATATTTTCTTTGCTAAAATAAGCATTAGAAAGAGGAGTATTCTCCCATATACCATTTAGTGCATCTCTGTAAGTAACGCATTGATGTACTGGGTTTTTATCATATAATGCGAATTGATCTTGAATAGGAGGTGTTATAATATCAAGACGTCCATTTTTAGGCTGTCCTATAATAGTATGTTCAGGTAATTGCTTGTATGCGTAATGATTCATAACTAATTATTTTATTTATAATCTATTATATTATATTAAATTTATATATTATATATAATAGTATTTCATTATATTCTTTATTCATAAGTAAATGGACGATTATATTTCCCAAGCAAAAAATACAGGTTCTTCTGCATTTGGAAGTAGTGGAAACGGCAGTGGAAGCAGCAGTGGAAGCAGCAGTGGAAGCAGCACAGGATGGTTTAGCAATTTTTTTAATTTAACGATACAGAAGATGTCTATTTTTCTAGCCGGTATCGCACTTGTGATATCAACCATAACAGTTGCGATTTTATTATGGAAATCAAAAAATTCGCAAAAATGGCCGCCTGAGATTTCAAGATGTCCTGATCGGTTTACGTTAAATAGCAATGGTAAATGTAGTGATCCATTTCGGTTGTATACTGGCGCTGATATTGATTCCAGTACAGATAACTGTGCGAACTATACGGAAATAGAAAATGAGAAATACGCTGCAAATCTTAGTACTGGTTATATTCCCTGGGAGGGTGTGTTAGACGGTGAAAAATCAAGAAGTTCAAGTTTAAAGTGTTAGTTAATATTTTGTATTCAAAAGTATTCAATACAAAATATCTATATCTACGACTCACATTCTGAGTGAACCTGGCGCGGTCATCGAAGCGTGTTTCGCGGCAGACGGAAGAGAATCACCAGCTCCAGAACCGTTCATAAATGTGCCTGCTTTCATATTACCGGTTACACACATAGAATAAAATAAACGAGATTGATAATACATAAGACCATATACCAAAATCATCAAGAAGGAATATAAAACGCTCATAAGAGTAACTTTACTTCTAAACAACATAACCAGTGAAACAACGAATCCTAAAGCGGCAACAATGAGAAAAATAAAATTAACGACTGTGAGCCAGTAAAACAAGGCGCAATAATCCTTGTCGAGAGGTGCAAAAAAATCAGAAAGACCGTTATTCATCGTAATACGATAGAATTAAACTAATATATGATTTCGTTTATAATATAGATAAAGAAAAAAATGCAAAACATTTGCGATATTCAGTCATTCTAAATATATTAGATAATAATAATAGCGAATCGATTAGATTAGATTAAAACATAAAAGAATATTAACAGAATAATCTACAAGATGGGTGATGTTAAACAGATAATGAAATCGGCGGCGACTCATAGTAAAACAAGCGCATTACAAGAATTAAACGTCAATAAAATATTGGGGCGTGAAGCAATATACAATAATATAAAAGACTTTCTTCAAGCGTTTCAACAAAATAAAAAAGATTTGACGTTTAAAAGAGGCATATATATTTATGGTGCGCCGGGTTCAGGTAAAACAGAATTTGTGAATAGATTGTTAAAGGACTTAAATTATGATATCATAAAATATGATGCTGGCGATATACGAAATAAATCAATAATTGACTCGATAACACAGCATAATATATCAGACAAAAATATTATGTCGGTATTTCAAAAAAAAGTACAAAAAATAGTTATTGTTATGGATGAACTGGATGGAATGAATAACGGCGATAAGGGTGGTATAACATCACTTATAAAACTGATACGCCCTAAAAAAACGAAAAAACAGAAACAAGAAGAAATTACGATGAATCCAATTATATGCATAGGTAACTATCATATCGACAAAAAAATAAAAGAATTGATGAAGGTCAGTCACGTATATGAATTAAAAACACCGACCATACAACAAATGAACCATTTAATCGATATAACAATCCCAAATGTAGATAATATTCTGCGCAAGAATATAACTATATTTATTCAAGGTAACCTACGAAAACTAAATGCGATTATTGAGATGAATCAAAAACAAAATGAACTATTACAAACAACTATATTGCAATCTATATTTCAGCCAAAAACATATAATGAAGACAGTAAAAAGATTACGCAAAAAATAATTAATACGTCATTTCCTATTTGTGAACATAATAATCTGATAAATGAAACAGATCGCACGATTATTGGATTATTATGGCACGAGAATATAATTGATGTACTTGAAAAGTTTCCGATAGAATCATCGATTCCGTTTTATCAGATATTATTAGATAATATATGTTTAGCCGATTATTTTGACCGTATCACATTCCAAAAACAGATATGGTTATTCAACGAATTATGTTCATTGATTAAGACGTTTTATAATCATCATTTGTATCATAATGCATTTACTAAAAAGCCAAAGTATAATCCAACAGAAGTTAGATTCACAAAAGTTTTAACAAAGTATAGCACGGAATATAATAATTCGATATTTATACAAAATTTGTGTATGCAATTGTCGATGGATCAAAAGGATATGTTCGCATTTTTTTTAACATTACGAAATCAATATTCGGAAGAAGAAATACCTCGTTTACTTGAAACATATGAAATAACAAAATTAGATATTAATCGAATCTATCGTTATTTAGACAAATATTTATTGAAAGGGTCAGTGGATTCGGAAACAGCCCGGACTGAAATGGATTGTGATGGAGAATTTAGTGAAAACAACGATTGATTCGATTGCGCGTTTAATGTGATATGAAAAGATATAAACAATATACAAAATTATAGTATTAGAATTATTGAAATGGGTGCTACAATCTCATATGATACAAAATACAAGATTTCTATGGATGTTGACGTAGAATGCCTCACATTGCAATCGGCTAAACCTGCTTCACGTAAAAAGACGGGTGGCGAAAAACGATCTGTTAAGTTTGATGAACACTCAGGAAGTGAATCTGAATCAGGCGGATCATCGTCTGCAAGTGATGATGAGCGAGACAAACATAGTAATAGAAGCGATAGCGGCAGCGGAAGTGATAGCGGAAGTGATAGCGATGATGAACTTAAACGTGTGACTGTTAAAATAACTCCAGATATTGCTGGATATATTCGAAGTTATGTTCGCGGAAAAGAATTTATGGAAATATTGGATGAACTCACTGAATTTGACCTTGAACCGTATGGTTATATGAAAGATACATCTCTGGTATTCGATAGTCAAACTGTCTCTTATGATCCAGAAAATAAGTGTGTTGAATCAGTTGGTGTGTGGGATTATATTCCACCTAAAAACTCATCAAAAAGTAAGAAAAAGAACACAAATAATGAATATGAAATGGACGGAGGAAGAGACTCATCCAGCTCTAATCGAAGCAACAAACGTAAACATCAACGGGATGATGATGACGGAAATAGAACATTGTCTGAATATAAAACGAAGGAAGATGAAGTTGATTCATCTAATATTCTGAATATACTTCGAGAGAATTTTAGTGTAGCTAGTAAGAATAATGAATTTATAATTCACGAGACAAAAACAAATATGCTGATGTTGAATATTACCAATGTAGACATTTCTAAGGTATAAATGTAGACATTTCTAAGGTATAAATGTAGAACGCGTAGTCATCGTTCACCATAACAACAGCACCAATTTTTTGTTTTTTTTTGCGAATCTTTCATTTTATTACTTTTATATTGTTTATAAGCATAATATTCTGCGATTTCTTCTTCAATAATACGTTGTGATAACTCTTCCATAGAAGGTGTTTTTTCTACTTGCGGGTATCGTTGCATTATCGAAAATAACTACTAATATAATTATTATAATTATTATAATTATTATATAAATATACATTATAAATCTACATACAAACCGCAGACACGCTATATCCATAGAATAAATGATTCTTGAAATAGTAGGTATATTCGTATCGATAGGTATAATAACAGTTTCGATCAATAATATACGCAATAAAAATAATAACAATAGATAATGTTCACATCATAATCATATAATGTTCACATCATAACCGTATTGGCGGTTGGATCCGTATTTAGATCCTCTAATAACTTACGAAGATTACGATTCTCGTCAAGGAGCTCTTCATATCGTTTTATAAAATCAACTGAACACGAATTTTCAAGTGTATTTTTAGGACTTGAATCTACTCCATTTTTCATCTCAACAACTTTAATATCGGAGTCATCATCATTATCTGCTATATTTTTGCGAAGTATATGCAACTCGTATTGAAGTTTACGTATCTCTTCGTTCATCTCAATAATTTGGTTATCACGTGATTGAATATCTGTTTGTTGTTTCTGCATAATATCTACTACCTGGCGATTCGTTAATGCGATTGGTTCTTGTCCTGGCTGTTGAATAATAATCTGCCCGTTATCCGGACCACCGCCAGCAGCAGCATTCTGTCGTGCATATTCTTCTGCGTGTTTCGCTCGGTCCCGTTCTAGCTGTATGGTTTGAGCGATAACATCTGGCTTCATTTCCGGTCTACCAGGTAAATATTCCACCAACAATTTCTCTAAGTCAACCATATAAAACTTACGAAGATTTGGATCTTTAATAAAATCCATAACACGTTTTGGTGTATCTCTCACAACTTGCGGGTTCGCATTTACTAGTAATTTTCTCTTATCAAACGTATTATGTTCGTGAGAGAAAACCAATATAACCTTCATCGGATTTAATTGTACAAACGGTACAGTATAATCTTTTAAAAACGCACGCTCTTCAGCCAAACACGCATCATCATTGTATTTATGCTGTTTCAATAGCTTTCTCTTAAAAGCAAATGTTCCTGCAGTTGCGTGATTCGGACCATAAGGTCCAAATTTTTTCATTTGATTAATATGCTTAAAATAAATATATATTTCACTGGACCCAGCGCATAATGCATCGGGATGAGTTACAAGCATATGAACCGCGTGTGATACTCGCTCCGGCGGATAATAATCATCGTCGTCCATATATACTAATATTTCACCACGTGACTTCTCGTGTAATAAGTTTCTCTTTTTACCCAACGTCATTTTATCTTCAAACTTGAAATATTTGACGCGTGGATGTGAAGCAATCAAATCTTCAACAGGATCAGTACCATCATCAATAATAATCCATTCCATTCGATCTTGCGGATAGTCTTGATTATCAAAACACGAAATCATCGCAGGAATGAATGGACGACGATTAAAGGTTGGCGTGCATACACTCACAAATGGATACTTTTTAAAATATTCAGGAGTAGACTTAGTTACTTCACTAGAAACAGCAACAGCTGTATGAGTCGATTTACCTTTGGGCATAATATAGTATATTATATTAAATACTATATTAACTTTTATATAGTATTTCAATGCTATATCAACTTTTATATAGTATTTCAATGCTATATCAACTTTTATATAGTATTTCAATGCAATATCAACTTTTATATAGTATTTCAATGCTATATCAACTTTTATATAGTATTTCAATGCTATATCAACTTTTATACTATATTTCGATCTATGTAGTAGAATTGAATCAATTGGGTATTTTTGATGCTGATGCTTTTTCAGCGGCTTTTTCAGCTTCTTTCAATATTGCTTTTGCTTTACGTACATTAATAAATTCCATTATTTTTGGCCAAAATAATATACCCATTAAAACCAATACCGTAGAGACTGCATACACAGCGAATTCGATTTCATTATCATTCTTATTATATTCAGTAGCAATAATAACGATAATAATCACATTAAAAATGAAAAATATCATAGGTATATATCTTGTAAAAATTTCGGAATAATATGTGAAATCATTCAATATCGGATACAATATAAACGATCCGAGAAACTGAACAAACTGCAAGCAAGAGATAACCGCAGGAATTAGACCCATAAATCCCATTCCAGTCATAAAAGTCCACACAAATCCACCTCGATATGTTCGTATGTTTTCTTCGGGCGAATATTGCGTTTTATGCCGAATCATACCTATAATCGTAAGAAGGAACGATGGACCTAATGCGAAATACATAAATAATAATATGAATATCAATAAGCCAACAATTAACATAAATGGCTCGATATATTCCCCAAAACCAGTGAGGGTTTCTACATAAGTGCGTATTATATGAATCAACCCAATAATTTTAATCAAATATTCTCTGCTTTTTGAAAAATGAAATACCAGTGTATTATTAATCCATTGTTTAAATCGTGTCTTTAAAAATATAAGATCAAATATTTCGCCAGAGTTTTTGCTATCATTTTTTTTTTGCGTTTCTTCATACTCTTCTTTTGTTAAACAAAACATTTTAAAAATTAGTTTTTCCAATATGATAGATGCCTCTAAGAAGTAATATTTTAGACCTTCACTCTTATCTCCTTTGTCTCTTGTTTTATCGTGAATATGTCCAAAATCTGCATTGGTAATATCACAAGACTTATCCGGCTCTGTCGGGCATTCTGAATATTCAGACCCAACCGTATAACAGTATGGCCATTTATCTGGCGAAAACGGAAATAATTTATCTAATCCATTAACTTTACCAGCAATTGAATCACTCCCTTTCTCTGCATAGAATAATACATTCACAGCAATAATAGATAAAATCATCAAATATAAAAAAGAGTAACCGATATCCTGAGCCACCAATGATACCTTATCTAAATCTAATACCTTCGTAATTTCCGACATTCTAAACAATAATAGACTTTAATCTAATATATATAAACAATTAATATTTTCTGTTATTATGATTATATATTACGAATATTTATTTTTCACAGATTTATCTCGCATACATTAATCCACAATTTCCAGAAATAAATGTTAGAACATTATACCGTTCTTCCAATATATGTAAATCATACGTATAATGATAAATATTTATGTTCGGTTTATTTATTCCAATCACTTCATTTGTTAATGGATCGCATATTGTTCGAACTACTGCATTTGAGTCTAAAGGAGGATAAATCGTACTTAATTCTAATTCGATTTGATTAAATTTACTCATATTTATAGCACCGCTAGGCTGCGTATCGTACGGATCTGTATTCATACAGAAATTATAACAGTATATGCCCGGTTTAGCATTACCACGCGTTCTAGTATATTTTTCAACATAATTGTATATTCCAGCATCTAAAATATTCTCTCTGTATTTCCCGTTTAATGATATCCCCATAGTCAGCAATATATCACGCTCATTTTCGATTTGAAAATCACCGGTGATATGCAATCCGGTCAAACGCGAATCAACTGGATTGATACCTGGACCAATACCGTCATTTTTTCCAAATTTATCAAAATAATACCGATCATTTAGATAATCGACCGTCCATTTTTCTGGACGATCACTGAGATCTCCACCAGCAGTAGTAGAAATATTTTCATACGAAGGAAGACCGCATTTCCAATTATCATCGACTGGTGCAGGAATAATATCATACGGCATATAATTATACGGCCAATTCGAGTAATTACTCCATTCATTACGTAAATTAACATCGCTTCTCTGGAAAAATAACGACCACGAAGCAACCATCCCCATCGAATTCTCGATTTTTACTTTTTTATTCCCAGTCACATCGTTAAATGCCCAATCATAATACGACTTAATGAGATATTTTTGTTGATTCGCTGCGAATATTTTAGATTCGTCATCAGAGAGAAAACAATACGTTGATATAAGGTGTACATCCGCATTCCAATCTGTTCTGTAATTCGCATAGGAATCCAGTGTTAAATCTATACTTGGTGGTGGATGCAAAAAACGCCACATTTGATGTTTCGGATTCGAAAAATTAGGTTGAACTATCGGCCAATAATTATCAGGATCACTCACATCTCTTATGGTAAATAATTCACGAACCGGACGTAATGTGATATCAATCTGCAGTTGGTTATATTGAAGACACACTAAAGGAAACGCCATTTTGGATGAAAGTGTGAACCAAGCATTAATCGGTATGTATAGCTTACGCCCGCGAATTGACGGTTCTGCACCCGAAATATTATCACTGCGATATGCATTTGGATACTGATTTAAACGTGCACCAGAGCATCCAGGATTGTATAATTCAGGAAGATTACCAGTCATTTGATCATATAAGTCACGCTTCGTCTTATCAAAATCACGCTCAACCATAGCCATTAAGTTGTGACCACTATATTTTTGAAGAGTCATTCCGCCAACCGATATAACGATTTCTTTTATCATTTGTGTACCAATATTCTCAATCCAACGAAATTCATACGGTGCCCACATCTGACCCTTCGTTTCTGGAGGATATATGGGACTCCATATTGATGGTAGTGTAACACATACATATGTATCCATTAATAACTCTGCATATCTCGGCATATAAAATGTGAATTTTGATTCTTCTGTTAATCTTAATTTTTTTTGCCCATCAAAGTCAACTCTAAACTTTTGAAGCCCGAAATTTGTATATTTAAGATATGTACTTTTAAAAAATGACTTTTTAGGATTTCCATTTAGTATAACATTTTGATTTCCAGTAGCGATGAGATTTAGTAACCCGCCAGTCATTTTACGTAAGTTAATAACTAAATTATTTATATACTATTCTAACCTATTAGTATAACTTTATATAAAAATATATAATTTCTAATAATTATATACTGAATATATAACATATTCATTTATAAACATATTCATTTATATAAGATATTGAAGTATATACAATAATATAAGAATATACGATATGAATTTAAAAAAATACAAAGAAGAATTTCTATTCATATTCACAGTTATTTTTATCATAGCAACCTGGAAAATAGCAGGTGTGTTCGTGCGAATGTTTATTGATCAACAATCAAGAAACAATAAAGTAATAGAGGGTATACAAATGAGTGATGATGAGCGTAAAAAAACCGAAAATATCATTAGTGAAACCGATCAAATATTAGCCGACGCTAATAAATTAATAATGCAAAATGCACTAAATTCTTCGGAGAAAACAAACGTTACGAATGGATTCGCAGTAAAAAAGGAAGGCTTCATTACGATAAATTCTAGTACATTCGATAAACCCAACAAATTATTAACAAGCGAAGATTATTCATTTCAAACAAGTGAGAATGATATGACTATCAACCAACGAAATCAATCTGCGACAATATATGATCATCAATATGTGAATAAAGATTCATTTTCTTCGTCGGATATTTTAACCGATTCAAGTATAATGTTTGGTAATATTGGAAAGGAAGGTTTAGAGAATAAAGACAATAGTAAAAATAAAAAATAGTAAAGAAAAAAAGGTGAGAATATCATCATTGACTGATGTGAATATGAATACATTAAAATTACGTGATTATTATGTGAAGTCTTCGTATAATTCATTTAATACCGATGATTTTGACTACTCAACGATAAGTATGGATGCTTGTATGCACGTATTATCACGTGGTTGCCGGTTTATCGATTTTGAAATATATTCGATAGATAATGTTCCGGTTATCGCATCTTCTTCCAAAAACGACTATTCTAGTAAAAAATCCAAAAATAGTATTCCTGTATCAGAAGCATTTGAAGTATTAGGAAATTATGCTTTTTCTTCATCAAAATGCCCTAATCCGGAAGATCCATTTTTCATTCATATGCGAATAATGTCTGAAAATATCACAATGTATAATAATCTAGAAACAGTGATTAAACAAAGTAAAAGTCTTTCAAGACGGTTATTACCTCCTAAATATGGAATGGATTATGGTGTAGACGGTACAATGAAAGATATTGGCGATGAACCACTATTAGATTTTAAGAATAAGATAATTCTCATTGTAGATTCTACAAATCCAGTTTATAAAAAGACAAACTTTTATAAATATGTGAATATAAGTTCAAATACATTTTTGTTGTCGAAAAAGACATTTTTTGATGTTAAAAATATAGCAGACGCAAATCAGTATAAAGAAGCGAATAAGAAAAATATGGCGCTAGTGTTACCTATAAAAGCTGTGAAACCTAAAAATGAAGGTCATAATGGTCCATATACGTGGGGAAGTCAATTTGTAGCAATGTGTTTTCAAGAATCGGCGCGAGATGAAAAATTATCTGCTTACGAATCGATGTTTGATGCTGTTGGTTTTGCATTCATTCTGAAACCCAAAGACTTGCGTTATATTCCTATCACAATTGATCCTCCAAAGCCACCAAATCCAAATTCATCTTTCGAAGGAAAGCCATCGGAAGCTCCTGGTATTGGCGCTTTACCACCATTTTAGATTGTTGTATTGCGTATCTCACATATTTCACAAAAACAAGAACTTCGATTTATATCCATATTATTATCCATAATATTTTATATCCATATTATAACAATAACAGTTATATAATATGCATAACAAGCCGTATTATTTAGAAAAATTAAAAAATGAACGCGAAGATGAGATATCCTATGATGATAAAGAATTAGAAATTCTACGTAAGGCTGTCGATTTGGTCGAAGCACGTAAAGGAAAAGAAACGATGCGTGATCCCGAAGTAAAAAAAATCATAGAAACTGTTGAGAAATTTATAGCAGAAAAAAAACTAGTTTGTTATGGCGGTACTGCTATTAATAACATCTTACCAGAAGACGTGCAATTCTACGACAAGGATATAGAATTACCTGATTATGACTTTTATTCGGATAATGCTCTTGAACACGCAAAAGAGTTGGCGGATATTTATTATAATGCTGGTTATGAAGATGTTGAAGCCAAAGCCGGTGTCCATTTTGGAACATATAAAGTATTCGTGAATTTCACAGGTATAGCTGATATCACGCAAATGGAGCCGGAACTATTCAAATCAATTTCAAAAGACGCAGTTATTAAAAATAATATACGATATGCACCTCCAAATTTTCTTCGAATGGCTATGTATCTGGAATTATCTAGACCAGATGGAGATGTTTCTAGATGGGAAAAAGTGCAAAAACGACTTGTCTTATTAAATAATCATTATCCTTTAAAAGGATACGACTGCGACAAAATCCAATATCAACGTGGATTTGAAGTGGATGATGACTCTAGTTTAGGTATAATCGATGAATCGAAGAGCGTCTCGTTGGAATCTAGAACCAAATCCAACAGTTCGAAATCCAGATCAAAATCCGAGCATTCTGGCGGGAAAAGTCGTTCACATAAACGATCCAAACGTAATTCTAGAGATCAGTCCCGTTCTGAGTCCGAGTCCCGTTCTGAGTCTAAGTCACGTTCTGAGTCTAAGTCACCGTCGTATCTATCATCAAAAACGCCTACGCCTACGCCTACGGAATCTAGATCGAAACAAACTACAAAATCTCTCGAATTAACAAAATCAAAGGAGAAATCAAAGGACAAATCAAAGGAGAAATCAGAGAATACATATACAGTTGATGTTGCCCGATTATCATACAGTACAGAAAAGGAATTATTATTAGAACAATCGAATATTTATACAATTGTGAGAGATACATTTATCAAAAACAATGTAGTATTTTTTGGAGGGTATGCGAATATATTATATTCCAGATATATGCCCAAGCATCAAAGACGCCTTATTCAAAAAATACCAGATTTTGATGTTTTATCAGAAGATCCAAGAATTGTGTGTGAAGATGTTGTATCAGAGTTATTATTACGTAATTATAAAAAGGTAAGATATGTGAAACATAAAGGCGTTGGTGAAGTTATTTCCGAACATTTTGATATTCGTATTGATGATGAAATCATAGCATTTATATACAAACCGCTTGCGTGCCACAGTTACAATACCTTACGAATAGATAATAAAAATATTCGAATCGCGACAATTGATACGATGTTAAGTTTTTACTTAGCATTTATTTATGCGAATAGACCCTATTATGACCAAAATCGTATTGTTTGTATGTCTCAATTTTTATTTGATGTTCAGCAACATAATCGTTTGAAACAGACAGGTTTATTGAAACGGTTTAGTATAGAATGTTATGGGAAACAAGATACATTAGAGACAATGCGATTCGAAAAAACGAAAAAATTTGAAGAATTGAAAAATAAGAAAGATAGTAAAGAATATCAACAATGGTTTTTACGATATATACCGATGGAGATTTTAAAGAACCGAAAACAGCATAATAAATCGATAAAAAAACTAGTAGAATCATCAAAACGTAAAAATTCTACCAAAAAAAATAAGAAATAACAATATAATGCATCACCCACCCCAACCGTCTCGTGTTAACAATTAACAATATCTTATATATACATTTGCACTTGTATGATGAATAAAATGACTAATACGTGTAATCAAATTTTTCATTTATTAATTTATGTATTAAATTATCACCCTTCTTTAACGAAAAACAGTTTGACCAAAATTTTAAATCATCATAAACTTGATTCCAATATTCGTCATTTACTTTAAATAATTTTTTCGTTCCTATTCTATATGTATCAAATCCATTTTTTGATAAAAAATCTACTATATCTTTCATAGGATTTTTTATTCCTGGACCTCTAATATCATCTAAACAATCACTACACTCAAATATAATATATTTCGTTTTTGGTAAATATTTTTCAAGTCCTTTAATCACATTACCATCATTGCCTTCAGTATCTATTTTTATAAATTTAATTATAATATCTTCGTTTTTAAATTCGTTATCTAAAACATCATCTAATTTTTTTACATCAACATCGCATATTTTTTTACCTCCACTTCTTAGCCCAGCTATTCCATTTCCAGGATTATTGTTACTACCTTTCCAATTATAGAAAGAAGTTGTTACGGTTTCATTTGAAATACAATGTTTAAATAATTTTATATTATTATTTTTATTTATTTTGGGTTCTAACACTGAAATATTTACTGGATTAGGTTCAAAACATAATATTTTTTTATTTTGTTCCACACAAATAGCATTAATGTTAGGTATATAATCACCAACACAACAACCAACATCAATACCAACTATTTTACAATTCGTATCATTAATATTTGTTATATACTTTTTTAATCCAACTAATAACTTTTCGTGTCCATCTTCACCAACAAATTCATTTCTATGTCTAACATAATAATTTGCTAAAGCGTTATTCATTTATATAATAAGCTTATTAATTATTATATAATTTAACGCAATACTTACTCTGCGTTTTACAAGTGCATAATTGTATTGTTGAGTAAAATGCATCAATCTCGTGAATTAATCCGCGATTTCTTTTCATTCACTTATAAATCTATCATATACGCAATTGGTGAGACATTTACATTCACCTACCTAAAACCTTCGCCTAGTTTATTAAATATTTTCATAATTACAAAATATGAAACTGAGAACATCACGCTCGTTCCAGTTAGACCTGCGATATTGAAATTTCCATCGGATGCGAACATTGATGGTATAAAATGCAGTAGTTGCGCTCGAAATACCGGCATTTGAAAAATAAAATACATAACACCTAATAATATCGGAACCTGTAAATCAATATAAATCGCTTCTAAAGTATCTAAACGATTCTCTTTGCGATTATTATCTCGAATAATACCCTCCATTGATGAATAATCGCGAATATAATCACGCTCATTTGGCGGTGGTTGTGGAATATAATTCGGTTGTATTTGTTCATCGTGTGTGAATGCATTTGGATTCATAGGAATATCTCTAGTTGGAATCATAGTCATACCATTAGCACTCGCCTTTTGAACACCTAGCATTACTTCATTCATTATATTCGATGGTACATTTTGCTGTGACGAGTATCCCTTATGTACTTGCATATTATCGACATTCGGAGAATATAGC